AATGCCAACATCGTTCGATGTCGGGTCATCAAGCGCAGACCACTGGATTGAATTGTCAGGCAGCGCGCGCATCGCAAAATCGGCAACAATTGCCCCGTCTGTCGCTACAGGAGCTGTGGCATTGTCCGAAAATACGGTATCGACGCCGATTTCAAACATCTGCTCTGGATCGAGGCCATTGCCGCAATAAAGCGTGTTGCCATAGAGGAAGAAATACCAGCGATCCACGCATGTGTAGGGAGCCGAAGAGCCTGAAACATCCTTCCAGATTTGCGACGTGAAATCGAACTGGTATAGCTTTGTCCGAGTGCCTACGAATATGCGCGTCGTGCCGTCCAAAAGCCGGACAAACACGCCGCCGAGCGAGGCAGAGGGCAGGAACAGTTCATCCGTTGCACCAAGCGTGCCGGTGATAAGCTCGATCAGGACGTTTCCAAGTTCATCCGTGAGCGCCGCCCCGTTTTCGTCCACCAATACCCGGATCAGCGGGTTTTGATCGGCCGGCGCCGGCATGGGCGCCCAGCCATCGGCAACGGGCAGCACGTTCATGATATTGCTTGACGCAGCCATGTCGTACCGGCTTTTGTCCGGTTCGAAGCGCGGGGCGGGGACTTTCACCATGCGTCAGAACTCGCTCGGAGTGACAAACCCCGTCCCAACGCGAGTATTCGTCTCGCTGTTCAGGCGCCAAAGTTCGTCTTGCTCTAGCGGCCTGTGAGCTTGGACAAGGGATACGTCGCGAAGCTTCCGTTGTCCCAATTGAGCGCAAACCCGTGCCCTAAGCAGATCAAAAGCTTCCGTCATCCACACGTTGCCTGTTTCGGCATCGTCGGCAGGCTCGTCCTTCATGATGTGGCCTACCGGACGAATGGTGTAAGCCTGGTCAGGGATCGGATAGAACCCGAGTGAACGATTGAAATAGCAGAATGCGCAGGGCCGGCCCGTCGCCTCGCCACTGGCTGTCAGCAACTCCCATTCCTTCGGATTGATTTCCTCAAGTTCCTGAGGCTCAGAGCCATCCATTAAATAGATTTGGTCGATCTCTATGAATTCTGGGATAGCGGCATCATCTGATGACGAATAAAGCTTTTGATCCGAAACGGTTGAAAACGTCTCGTCACGCGTCTCGTTGAAATAGAAACGAGTCCTCTGGTAATACCGGATTGCCCGCGATATTTCCGACGTGATCTGTGTCGCAAGATCGGTCCTGTCGAGATCGTCGGCGATTTCAGCTTTCAGGAGAGCAAGCGTCGTCATTTCCGCTCCTTGCACGCCTTTTCATGGAAGCGCAGCCCACGGCCAATCTTCTTGCTGCAATGCCTGCAGCAGCCCTTTTCGACCGGTTTTGTGGAGGTTTGCAGCCCTTTTGGAGAGTTGGGAGGCAAGAAATACCCTGCCTCCCAAAGTGTCATATAAGCCAAGTCCATTATGACGGGACCAACGGGAGCGAATACCATTGCGTTGTGCTCTTGGCGATGAAGATGGCCGGGATTGCGCCCGAAGCCAGCGACAGCGCGCCATTAGAGCCGATGGCATTGATCGTCGCCGCCGCGTCAGGCCAGACCTTGAGAACACCCGCAGTCGTGCCCTTGATAATCACGATCGTTCCCGCCGCAGGAGTTGCGGGAAGCTTTACGCCTTTGGTGCCATCAGCGCCCGTCACGACAGTGAAGCCAGACGAAAGCTGAGCGGCATCTGTCACCGTCGAGCCGGCCGCAGCCACATCGGCATTGACCGGGATAATCGGCATGGACGAGAAAGTCTTGACGCCATCGATGGTCTGTGCGGCGCCTGTCAATGGGACCGCCTGAGAGCCGTCAATAAACAGCTCCTTGGCCAGAACACGCATGTTCTTGGTGAAGCCGAAGATGCCAGAGATAGCCATGATGGTTACCCCTTACTTGTCATTGTCGGGGATATAGGCGATGACAATCTCAGCCGCACCAGTCGTCGCCGCAGTACCCGTCAACTGGACGGTTGCGGTAATGGTGGTGTCCACGGTCACATACCAGGTGTTGACGTTGGTCGCCGTGGCCGCCTCGTCAATCGCAACGAATGCCTTGGTGCCCAGAGCCAAGTCAGTCGCGTAGAGATCGCCTGTTACAGACGTGCCGATATCGAGCACATTGGTCGAGCCGGCATTGAACACCGTCCGAATGAACACGCCGGAGATCAGGTTGAGGATTTGGGAGCCGGCGGGGATCACCCCCACCGTCTTGACGACGTTATTATCGCCAAACACCACCCCCAAACGGAGGTAGTGGATCATCTGCTTGTTGAAGTCGCGGGCGACAGAGCCAGCCGTATTAGTAGCCATTGTCTAACCCTCCTTAGCTCGTGTGAGCGGCAGCGTAGGAAGACACGACCACAGTGCCGAAGTCGGAACTGTTGAACTGCGTCTTCTTCATGCCCCACATGGTGAGAATTGAAACTTCGAGCTTGCGCTTGTGATCGATCAGCTCTTCGTTCCAATTGTAGGTCGTCGGCCCGTTGTTCTTGCCGAACGCGACGACAGCGGCTTGCGCGCCGAGCAGAACTGCACGGCGGACGGTGGTGATTGCGGCGCCAGTGGACGAATTGACGCCCTGGGTAATATGATTGGCCTTCTTCAGGATCACATTGTTGTATTCGCCGAGCGCATCGGTGTAGATCGGGTTTTTCGAGTCGGAACCGCCCATGAGCGCTGCCTTCTGGATATCGAGCCATTGGCCCGAGCCAGTGTCGGTGCGCAGGTCCGTGACCTGGTACGGATGCAGATACATGACGTACTTGCCGCCGGAGATATCGCGCCCACCGTCCACGCCCATGACGTTGATCGGACGCAGCGGGCTTGACGCCGTTTCCGCCATTTCACGGGCATAGTCGATGTATTTCAGCGAGAATGTGTCGTCGCTGTCCAGATCCTCGTCATTGGTGGAGCCGGACTCGGTGACGATCTTGCGAGTGGGGGCGACGATCGTGTTGTTGCCGGTGAACTTCACCCTGGTTTCAGGCGTGTAGCCGCAAACGTGATTGAAGAAGGTCACGGAAAGCCGTTCCTTTTTCCACGTTGCGAGCCCGTCCTTGGCCGCAGAGCGAAGATTGAAGGAGACGCGCTGCGCGTCGATCGCCCGACCCGCGTTCGGGACTTCAACTACGTGACCGAGTTCGTTGATGGTCACGTTGTCAGAGTAGATCGACAGGCTTTCGCCGTTACCCTCAGCGATTTCGCTTTCGGTAAAGCCGTCGCCGGTCAGCTTCTTCATGAGCTGGAACTTGACGTTGTCGCCAGCCTCTTTCGAAGTCTCGGTTTTGAGCTGGATGATGGAGTTGGATTCGGTGCCAATGAGCGCGGCGATGTCAGAACGATAAACAACATCGTATTCGAGCGTTCGCGCCCAAAGCTTCACCGCCAGGGCGTCATTGACGCCAAAGGTGGTATTAGCCATCTGAATGTCCTTTCAAGACATTGATTTTTGGGAGGGGGAGCGCCAAAGCTTTCACGCCGCTAGGCTGGCGAAGCAGGCCCATTTAAAGCCGGGGTGCGCGGGCTGCGCTTGGATTACGGGCCAAGCCCCGAAGCAGGTCAGTTTAAGGCCGTGATGCGCGGGCCATGATGGACGACAAAAGGGCTAGTTGCCGGCCATAATCTGTTCAGCCTGTTTGCGCCCAGCGGCCGTCTTCATCAGTTCGTTGAACTGTGCGTCGGTCATCGCGACAAGCGCCTTGGCGTCGAGTTTCACGGGAGCGGAGCCGCCCTGAATACCAGACAGGCTCATATGCCTTTCCTGCTGTTCGGCGCGCTCCTGAATTGTCTTTGGTGCTGGCGCCTGCTGCTGAGCGGTCTGAGCGGCGCCATTTTGCTGCGGCTGGTAGCCGTATCCGTAGAACCTGGCATTGCGCATGACGAAATCAGCGGCCAATGCCGGGTCTTTTGGGCACTTGGCCGCAAGATCAGTGACCATGTTGAAATACCATTGGTCAGCGACGGCTTGACGCTGATTGTACGGGATCTGCCGGCGATCAAGTTCCGCAGCAATATCCCCGCGAATGCCATTGAAAGCGAAATCCATGGCTTCCTGAAGCAGCGGGTTCTGCGTGATGGCGACATTGATAACAGAGTCAGCTTCTTTGACCACGTTTAGCCGTTGCGCATGCGCCGCTTGTGCCTCGGCCCGCTGCTTTTCTGCCTTTTCCATCGCCTCAAGCTTTTGCTCAAGAGACTGGAACTTGCCGTCCACCCCCTCAAACTTATGGTCATAGAACCCGAGCGGGTCCTCGTCTTTGGAAGGGGGCTTCGGCGCGGCTGGCTTGTTCTGGGCCTCGATCGCTTGGTTGATCAGCGAAATTCGCTCTTCCAGCCTTGCGGTTTCAGCGGCCTTTTCGGCCCGGAACCTGGCCAGTTCCTGTTCAGCAGCACGGGCGGCGGCTCTTGCTTCTTGGACGGCGCGCACGTCCACCATTTTTTGCTGCTCGGGCTGCTGCTGCGCTTCCGCGCCAGTCTGCACCTGCCCTTCGTTGCCGTTGTCGTGCTGCTGCTCGACATTGCCCGCGTCTTGGGCGTCATTCCCAACGTTCAATGCGCCGAGTTCTTCGGCGCTCATGCCTTCATTCACGAATTCTGCTTCGGTTTTTGCCATCACTGTAGCCCTTGTGTTAGCCCTAATCCATGTGCCAGCCCAGCCGAGAAATTATACCCGGATGTGGCTTTCTCTAGTTCAAGTTTGCCCTGGTTTACGTCTGCATTCATCACGCTGGCTTGCGCCATCGCTTGGTTTTTCACTGCTTCAGACTGGTTTTTCTGCGCCTCGGATTGCGTTTTCTGCATTTCGGCGCTCTGCTGCGCTTCAAGCGCGGCCTGCGTCTTCTGCTGCTGCTCGGATTGGCTCTGCTGCATCTGCTCTGCCTGCTTCTTCAGCTTGTCCACGATGGTAGACGGCAACGGCGAGTATTCGAGCAAGGTCGTAAGCATGTCTGGCGGCAACGTCGATCCGAACACCGGCAACAACTGCATCATGATCGCCCAGGCCTGCTCCTTCTGGTTCGGCGAGGTCGGGGCATCATCCACGATGATATCGTATTCTTCCGAGGCCTGCTTAATGAGCGGTACATACTGAGCACCTTCCTCACCAACGATCTTGATCAGCCGGCCGTCGCTCAGATCATGCTGAATGTAGTAGAGCATGACGACGCCCTGCTCTTCTCGGTAATATTTCAACGCATCAAAATACGGCTGCAGGATCGTCATCCCGGCTTGCCGGCGTTGCGCCTCCAGACTTGCCGCCTGCCCTGCTTCGCGCAGGCCAAGCATTTCGACCGAAACGCCTGACGTGTCGCGGATAGACGAGATTGCGAACTGCGTGAGCTGCATAAAGCCAGCGGGGAACTGCGCCTGCTGTTTCGGCTGGATTTTCCCGCCCGAAATAGCACCCTGTTTCAGCCACGTAATAGACGACGGATCAGCGTAGCTTTCTTCTGCGTTCCGTTGGTTTTCGAATGCATCCTTTTCCGCCAGCAACCCGCCCTTGGCGTTGCTGTTCATGATATGCATGGTCTGGCTGAGCCACTTGTTAGCCCAGCGCTGCGGGTCTTTCATGGCCCGCACCATGCCATACCAAGTATTGCGGTTACGGTCCCGCTTGCCGGTGATGGCTTGGAAGCTGAACTTGTTCGGACATGGGGCCGGTCCATAAGACAGCACCACGTCACCCATGAACGCCTGTTTCCGCACCTTGCGGCGCATCATGACGCCCTGCATTTCCGTGCCCATCAGCGCCTTCATGCGGGCGTTGACAGTCTTGAACTCGTCAACCGAGAATTCGCTTTCCTCACCCGTTGTCGGATCTTGAGCAACGTAGTAGCTTTCGCGTTCAACCCACTGGCTGTGAACGATCGTCACCATGCCGTCGCCTGAGTCTTCCCCGCCCACGGGCTCGTCCTGAGCGCTTTTCAGGTCTGAGGCATTAGTTACTGTCGTCCATGTCGCATCCAACTGGCTCTTGTCATAGCCAGGGAACATAGCCATCGCTTCTGATACTGGAAGTCTACGAACACGGTGAACGCGCCTAGAATCTGTCAGATTGCGAGCCTTAGCATTGAAATCGTAATACATTTCGAACACATCGACGCGATCAATCGTTGGCTTTCCGTCCTTCTGCTCCTCGAAGTCGATCCGTGTTTCAGTCCAGCCGAGACCGGAAATCAGCATGTCAAGGAAGCTGTCTGACTCATGGGTTTCGGCGTTGGATTGGTCACGGAACCATTCCGCCGCGCCTGTGAGCATTTCGTTGGCGACAGCATCGCCCATTTCCCGCGGGATATATCGGACCTCGCGACGATTGCCGATTTCCTGCCCATGAACGCTATCGAGCACGGGGGCTATGCGGTTGAAGACGACGACGGGGCGCTTCTTCTTCTGGAGCGATTTTAGTTCTTCGTCGGAGTATTGCCGGCCGGCGGCAAACTCGAAATCCTCCTGCGCCTCTTTGCGCCATTCCTCAAGGTGATCACGGTCGTTGAGAAACCATTCCTTGATCTGCTGTGGGACTGGCTCACCCTTTGTGACGGGAGCGTTTACGTTCAAGCTGTCAGCCATTATCGGCAGCCTTCAGCATCTTCATAGCCGCATCAAAGCCTTCGCAGAAATAGTCTCCGTTGTTTGGCCCAAGAAGAACTCCGCCCTTGGTCGTGCCTCCGAAGGAATTCCACGCGGCTTTTGCTGCGTCAGAATGGCCAACAGAATTGAGCTTCTTGGGATCGATGGGCTTATTCAAACCCTCCTCGAACAACCACTGCTCTTTCACGGCATCTCTGATGATTATGCTGTTAGCCATGATTCCGTGCCGCTGTCCCTGTTATTGTAGCTCTCGCGGTGACGATCGCGCGCCTTTGGCTGCACCATGACTTCGTCCTCCTGAAATCCTGAAGACGTGAATGTCAGAAACGCCTTGGCGCCATGCGAATTGATGTCGTGGCGGGAATGGTCTTTCCAGACGCCGCGCACATCGTCCCACTCCTTGCGGAAGGACTTAAGACGGTTCAGCCCGATCGAGCATGAGGCCTCATCGAACTGGCATTTATGGAAGAACGGCCGCGCCTGGTTGATCTGCTGGATTTCCGACGCCGCCCGGTCAACGATGTTCGGATGAAACTTGAGGTTCGACATGACCGAGAGCGTCCCATCTGGGAGCCAAAGCGATTCACGCTTTCCGTCATGGGGAAGATAATGCTCACCAAACTGAATGCCGTGGCTTGCCTTCCACTCGTTCAGCCATGTGATGTAGTGGCCTATATACTCGCCTGAATTCTCGTAGTAGCCAACGAACCGATGCATGCCCTTGATGTATTGATGCAGCCAGATCGTGTTCAGATCGTTCCTGCCCAAATCCCAAAACGTGTTGACCGGATAGCGGGGGTCAACGGGAAATGTCCCAACGCGACCATGCTTGTAGGCTGCGGCCATTTCGATTGAGAAGTATGCACCTTCAAGGGCCTGCTCAAACGCTTCCTTTGGGGAAGACGGATATTCCCGCTTCATGTCTCCGAGCTGTGTTAGTTCCTTCTTGACGTACCAGGCCCGCTGCTCGTTGCTAAGTTCAATGCCAAGTTCGACCTCAAGAGTGTCAAAATATTTGTGGTCCTCGTCCGCAATGACAATGCCATCGGGATTAAGGACCAATCGCTTGTCGAGATACCACGGAAAGAAATGGAAGCTGTAATCCATATCCGTGACCGTGCCACCAGACTCCTTGAGAGCGATGGCGCGCTGTGTCATTTCGAAGAATGCGCCTTCCTGCCCTTCTGCCGTGGATTCGATGGCGACGAATTGGCCTGCCGCGACAGCGTTCAGCGCGCCAGTGACGATTTCTCGTGCCCGATCCGGGAACATTGCGCATATCTTGCCAAACTCTGAAACATGCAAGTATTGCAGCGTTCCAGAGCGCATCGAGGTGGAGACGCGCACCGATGAGTTATTTGCCAGCGTAAGCGTGTCAGCGCTATCCTGTGTGGCGCTGAGGCGCGATCTAAGCTGATCAGGTAGGTTGTCGAACGGATACTTGATCTTGTCGCGGAAGATGACCTTCGCATCGTCCAGCTTGTGAGCAATGACGCCGGCCCTGGTATTCGGATTGAAGAGGCAGGCGTCTAGATAGATCAGGCAGCAAAGTGTGGTGAACCCAAGCTGACGCGCTTTGAGGATGATGTTGAGCGCCGTTGTATCATTGAGAAACTGTAACTGCGCATCGTTCGGTTCGAACCTGACCTTCCTCGCTCGTTCATCCGTGATCCAATAGAGGTTCGATAGTCTCCAGCGTGGGTCCAGGAACTGTTCAGGGTTGATGGAGATGGTCATGCTGCAAAGCTTTTTCGGCGAACCTCAGATTCACGATACCCGGTCACGTAGCCAAAGCCTGGATTTTTGCCGTCCCATTTCACATCCCATGGGTACAGCTTTTCCAGCACATCGCCACCGTCAAAGCGGATATCCAGCAGTATCTCTTCCTCAACCGGGCACTCGCCCCCATTGAAAGGAAGCCAGTCGCGAGGCGTCACGCTGCAATCTTTCCAAAGGCGCGCTCAAACCTGATCTCCCACTCGTGGAAGACGCGATCAGAGCAGCCGGACGGACGGAGATCGGCAATCGCCCTCCTATCGTTGTGGTCGAGCAGGAACATGCGGTATATGTCCGTCTTGCAGTCCTCGAATAGGCCGCGAAGCCGTCCATCAGACATCGACTGATACTCGTTCATCATCACAACGAGATCGGAGACGGAGCGCATGACTTTCTTCGGCCGGATGGCTTTGACAGCAGCCGGGTCAGTCTTGCGGGATTTACCCTTTGGCCATGCCATTGAACTAGCCCTTTCAATTGGCGGTTGGTATAAACCTCGTGTTTAGGGGCATTTTCTCTGTAGCTTCGCGGCGAATTTCAACCACAGATAACCGGTTTCAGCGATCCGTGATCTTCTTGCCGCTCTCGGCTATTGTTGCGAGGAGAGACATGAGAGGGTCTGAAGCCTCGTGCTTGACCGAGACATTGTCCGTGAAAAGCCCCAGATGCCTCCCAAGATCGACAAGCGCCGCCTTTTTGTCGTGCAACTTCAACTTAATGCCGCCGCTCGTGTTCTGGCTGATTTCAGCTATCGCCGCTGCGGTTTCATCATCGATGTCATCGCTCGCAACCAACTGAACCTGATTTGTGACAATCCGCTTGATAATCGCAGTATCGCCGCCTTCTGGGTTGTCCTCTTCGGTAACAAGCGAGGACTCCCAGCGAATAGCCTTGCGGATGTCAGAAAATCCAATCTTTGCAAGCTCTTTCAACACGCGATCCGCGGTAATTTCCGTGCGTTCTGCGCGCAATTTCATCGCGGCTGAGACTGCTTTCTCAATCTCAACATTCTTCAACAGACGTTGACCCTGAGAATATGCAGTATCCTCGCTATACCCGGCCCTAATTGCTGCCTGAGTGGCGTTGAGATCAATGAGGTATTCACGGACGAATGCGCGTTGCTTTGGCGTCAGTTCGTTTTCCCATTGGTCATTTGCTGGCATCAGTAGATTGCCACCATATCAGTTGCTGTCGTGCTGACGGCATTGATGCGCCTGACGCGGATAGGCAGCAGCACGCCGGTTGGGACGTTCTTGAATGTGATCGGCGTATTGTCGGCCCCGACAGCAACGATATCGCCACCAACGCCAACGTATACAGCTCTGGTCAGCGCAATGTCGTTTGAGGCGTGCGGGGTGATAGCAGCGAACGAAGTTCCTGGTGCCAGGATGTTTCCTTTGCCCCCGAAATTGAAATTCGGATCTGTAAGAGCCATCTTGCGTTACCTTTCGGACGAGGGAAAGGCCCGGTGGTGAGCCGATCCTGGGATGAAAATAGGGTTTTGTTTGCCCTGAATATGCCGAACAAGAAACTGCTTAGCCTCTTCGCTCTCAAACATTTGCTTGGCCGGCCAGCCCTCTTCAATAAGCTTTCCTACTGTCTTTGCATAATCGCTCATCTTACGAAACTTTCTGCTTGATGAAGCGGTCCGGGTCAGCCTCCATCTCGGCAAAAGTCGTGCTATGAGATGTGCCGACGAAATCCTCTGGATGTCTCACGCGCCATATACCCCAGGCTGTGGCAAATATTGCACCCTGCAACTCTTGCAAAAGAGCGGCGTCCTTCTTCTCCATAGCGGCATAAAGATTGGGATAAAGGCTCTTCATCTCACGACACCACCCACCGCAGCGCATATCCAGCAGCAACACCAATTGAGAATGAGGTGATGACTACCATGAGGAAAAGACCAAGGACTCCTGCTGCGAATGGGGTGAGAGGCATTCGACACCTGCATCATCAAGAAGCAAAGATTCAAAGAATGATCCTGTGATCACGAACAGGAGGCAGAACGCAGCGTAAGCGAAATAAGTCTTCCACGGGTGGCGTAAAGACAGATCAACCAGCGCACCAATCATCATCTTCTCCCCAGCGGCGAAAGGTGTGGTCATGCTATTTCACCGTTGGCTTAACAGTGTTGCCAATGTGGGCATGCGACAGCCAGTCAATTCCGTCTTCCGTGGCCATCTCGATCACGAAAGCACCGTGATGGTCTTCGTGTGAGATGACAAGCCCATGCTTATGGCAGACGGCAATGATCTCATCCATGAAATCATCAATGCGAGAGTTCTCTATCTTTTCGCCTTTAGCTGCCCAGCGGATCACGCTGCTCACTCCTCGTCTCAGGAGGCTTCAATATACTGGATTCCTTGTGGTTTGGCTAGGATAGCTTGGAGAAATCGTTGTTGAACACTGACAAGTTAGCTTGGCTCATACTTTGCCTGTTGACCCACTGCTGAGCCTGGATGCTACGGATCAGGGATAAATCGTCTCTTGCCTGCTGCCACATCTTGCCGAGTTTTTCAAACGCCTCGACTAATTCCTCTTTCGAGAGATCTGCAATCGGCCGGCCTTCCCAATATGTGACGTACTTCAATGGGTCTTCGGCCATTTGTGCATCCTCGTTTTTCATCGGCGGATGAAACGAGGCCAGCCGTCCGCCGAAAGCTGGCCTCTCCGCCATTGCTGGCGATCAACCCTGTTGTCTTGGGAGGAGGAGAGACAACAGGGGATTTACAGATAGCTTGGATGAGCGCAGATAATTTTGCAGCCCGGCTTATCAAAGCCCTGGTATTTCAGCGGAACGTTGCACGTTCGACAAGGACGGCCAGCACTACATTCGCAAACGCTACCGGGGTCATGTTCAAATTCAAGATTTGCTGCCCATGCCTTGTTTGGATGCCGCTCGCATACCCAACGCTCATCTTCGCAGTTGGCACACTCGAATTTACTCCCCACGTTCAGCACCCCGGACTCGGCTTCATCGGCTTAGGTTTGGTTTTCTTTGCCATGATGTTTCCTTTCTCAGTTATTGTGCAGGCGATAATAGGCGATGGCGCCACTTCTCCAGCGGCTGCGATAGATCGTCGTAATGCCGTCGTTGCCGACAAACGCATTCGATCGGTCCCACAACGCCGCAGGGTTGCCGTAAGCAACGGTGCCGTTGTCAAAGACGACATCAACGAGGGCGTCTGAAGCTACCGGCATTGCGCCACCATCCCACCTCATCCAATCGTCGCCGATGTATTCTTTCTCGCAAACGAGATTTGACAGATCAGGAACCATTCTCATTGCCCCATTTACTTGCAAGGCTCCAACGGCCCACGGATGTATGCAAACGGCACGAGCTTTCCGCCCTCATCGGCTCCGTAGAGGATGACGACGGTTTGCTTGGCACAAGCAGCCTTTTTCTTCGGAACCGCGTCCTTGGCCTCCTCTGGCCGAATGGCGGGCATTCCCGTGTCGGGATGTATCGCGGCGTGCGCCTGATAGGTCAGCAGCACCCATACCGCCACGCCTGAGACGATGGCGAGGACTGGCAGCCATGCGGGGCGGTTCACGACTGAGGCATCCCTTCGATCATATACCGCACCATCGCTTCTGCCTGATTGGCGTCGAACAGATTCGTGCCAGATGGCTCATGCTTCATTGGATACTGCGTATGCTCGTTGAACGTCCGCTTGAAGCTGATACCGCCATCGGGATTGAAGTTCTCCGGCAGCCTCCAAGTCAGGAAGCGGTTGACCATGTGCTTGATCTGGTCTTCAGTCATTTGTCACCTGCGGGATACGAAAAACCAGCCGCGGTGGCGACGGGCTGTGAATAGGATTGCCGCTGTTTCACCCGCGTCTGTGCAGGGCCATGGCTTCGGTGTAGAGCACAGGGTTGGTTACCTGAACGCACCTTCGCGGCGCTCCAACTGCTTGCGGGCGCCGGTCACCCGGCCTTTCGGCGGTCTTGCGATCTGCCCGCGAAACTGGAGCCGGAAGCCGGAGTCGAACCGACGACATCTTGCTTACAAGGAAAGCGCTCTTCCAACTGAGCTATTCCGGCTTGGTGCCTCTCCGGGAATCAAACCCTGTCCTCCGGTTCTTCAGACCGGCGTGCGCATCAGCTACACCAGATTGGCATTCTATGGAGATCAGGACTGGATTTGAACCAGCATTATACTGCTTTGCAGGCAGTCGCGTAGCCCTTCCGCCACCTGATCCGACTTAGTTGCATTCCAAAATTGGTCTGGGTGGAGAGACTTGAACTCCCGACTCCCGCATTCCAAGTGCGGTACTCTAACCAGGCTGAGCTACACCCAGATTGGTTCCCGCGCCTCGGATCGAACGAGGATTGTCAGAGTCAAATTCTGAAGTCGTGCCATTAGACCACGCGGAAGCAAATTAGCTTTGCTGCGGTCGTTGTGGCTGGCGCTTCATTCTCTCTCTCCAAATCACCGAACCGTCATCGACAATTCCGGTGCTATCGAAATCTGTCATAATTCATTCCGGCCCCACCGTCAATCCCCTATGATATTCCGTAATATCTCACCAGAGCATTGGCAGCTATCCTGACATCACCGACAAGGTGTTCATGAAACTCGTCTCGGATGACGACAAACTGCAGTGCGCCCATGAGATTTCCGGTATGGTAGGTATTCGCGTCATTGATAGCGCGCGTCACGTCTCGCCACTTTCCGCGGATTTCAATCTCTCGATCGTCATCAGGAATACTCATAGCAGAGCCGCCGCTTGTCTTCTTCAAACTGTCAGGTACACACATTACGGTTCGGTATCTGGCGGCTAGCTCGCCGAAGCGCTGGAGGGCGCTATGCTGGTGCTCGGAAATCTCTTTGGACAGCATGAGCCGGCCGATCACGGTCCCTCTATTCTGCGCCCCTGCATCGTCAAGAGAACCGCCGAACAATTCTACGCGTTTACGCCTGGCTAGCACATCTGGCGCTTCCTGATGTTCTTTAGGCTCATAGATGCGGCCGTTGTCATTGCGTGCCACGTCTCGCTTGCACGGGCGCCCGCGCTTCGCATAACGTCGTTGCGCCTTCGTCTTTGCCTTCGTTACCATTTCCATCCGCCACCTTTGTGCTATAATGCGCTTGCCTGATTTGCGGCGTGACTTGATATGAACCCGGTGAGCGAGGATCAGTCGCTGCCGGGTTTATTCTCCGAACTTATCGAGGATCGAGCGTTTGGCATTTTCCAGCAGCCAAAGAAGATCTTTCGCGTCGTCAATTGACGTGGCGTATATAAGCTCTTCATCCGCATCCCAGCCTATGAGCAGCACGCCGTTCGGATAATTGCCGACATTTGCCCGAAGGACTTGATCAGGATTGATCTTGAGCGTGGTTTCGCCAGTGAACGGCGTTATGTTGTCACTGGCCATTAATCTTCTCCACCGCCGTGAGTATTGCCATGCAAAGAGCAATCGCTGGCCTCCCCGATGGTCTCAGGTCAATATCAGTTCCAAGGAATTCCAATGGATCAAGATGCGCCCATACCTCTGGCAAGTCTCGCTTCAAGCGCTCACCGTGAATTGGGCAATTGAAGTCCGGCATAACCCATGCGTCGTCTGATACAGAGCATGTTGCTACGCGCCATATCCATCCGGGCAGGATGTGCTTACATAGGGAGACGGCAGCGTCTATAGAACTAGTGAATAATCCAATTCCAAGATAGCCAGTGCATACTGGAATGCCATGCTTGTTAACGGCACCGAACATGGCGGCTATTTCCTTGTCCAACTCACTATCCGGGCCTGGCGCATTCTCAAGTCTTTCGATCAAATCTGAAATGGCTGTCATTTCTCGTCTCCCGACAATGACCGCATCAGCTTCCTGATAGCTCGGCCATATTCGATTATCCCGTCGAAGCGGCCTCACTGATAGCTGTCTTCATTCTGATTTTCCGCCGCACTCGGCTGCGCATCCATCGCGTCAACGATTGCCTGGTTATACGCCCTGTTAATCTCGTAGCGCATGCGGGATGTGGTGTAGCGGGGTTGATCGTCTGTCATATACTTATCCTTCCTGGAGAATATCGGCCACGCTTAGGCCAGCCGTTGTCATCGACAAACGTCATGAGAGTTCGAACGGACACGTTGTATCTTTCTGCGATGTCCTTCATCAGCATGTCGGATTGATATAACCTACCTATTTCCTCTTTCGGCAAATGGTGCCGACGCGCAGATGTCTTTGGCCTTTCGACATACCACCCGGCTTTCTTGGCATGCTTGAATGCCGTCGTTTGCGGGATGCCGCAGGCCCTTGCCGCTTGGCTCATCGTCTGCCCAGAAAGAAACCTGCGCTTCAGATCTTCAAGAAGCTCAGGAGTAACCGTGAGGCGCCCTTGCACTGGCCCTCGATCTTCGCCAGTCGCCCCGCAATAGACGCCGATATTATGGAAAACCGTGTGGTGATCCTTGCGGAAGTATTTGCCGATGGCCGGATATTTCCATTTGAATTTCATGCGAAGCGTGTAGAAGATTTCGCCGCGCAGCATCACAATCCTGTCACTCGCCCGGCTCCTGACGCGCAATTCGGCAAGCGTGACGTTATGTTTTGCGCATTCCTCCAGAATGTAATCCACGGCCGGAGACTGACTCGCGCGGACTGGC